CATCACCGCTGCCCGCGGCCCCGACAACCGCCGTGGCAGCCGTCGCGTCGAGCGCGGAGCCCGTTCCGTCGGCGCTGGGCGCCGGGACCTGGAGCGTCGCGGCAGCATCCTGGGCGGCCCCCGCCCCGGTGGCTTCACCCGCCGACGTCGACCCGCCGACACCGGCATCGGGCGCCGTCCCGGCACCCTCGGCTGCGTCCGGGTTGGCCGCGATCGTGAGCGTCGCGTCGTTGGCCGCCCCAGTTGCCGCAGCCTCGTCCGTGGCGGCATTCGTGGCCGCCGCAGTCGCCGAAAGAACACTGACCCACCGGCGGGAAGGCCGCGGGAACAGCCGCTGCCGGCCACGGCGAGCCGGCACAGATCAGCCCAGCTCGCGCACGTACAGCGTGCCGGACATCGTCAGAGAGTCCGCCGGTGCCGCCATCAGCCGCACCACGAGCGTCGTGTCCGCCTGACTGGCCGACCACTCGCACTGATCCGGCAGCCACAGCGCCAGGCCAGCCCGGACGTTGAAGGCGTCGCTGTGCAGGTTCACCGTGGAGCCAGCGCTCGCGATCGTCGTGTTCAGCGTCTCGCTCGCGAAGCCTGCGGCGGCGTCCGATCGGTTCACCGGCCGCGGCGTCGGCGCCGCGCCACCCGACCCCGACGTCGTGTGCCCGCGGATCACCCGGTACCGCAACAGCTCGTCCTGCGCGTCCCCGGCGTCCGAGGACTGCGACAGGAACAGGCCGATGATCTCCACCGGCTTGTCGTCCGCCGGGCTGAGCTCGAAGAAGTCGACGGCGGCCGTGACGGCAGTGCCCTCGAACTCCACGGTATAGATCCGGTCAGACACTCCGTCGCCTCCTCGGGCGCAAGATCAGGCCACGGTCACCCCGGCGCGGGATCACCAGGGATGCGGCGGCCGACTGGATCTGCCAGGTGGTGATGACGCCCACCGGGTTGCCGTCGCCGCCCGAACCAACGGTCGCAGTCGTCGTCTGGGTACCGGTGGCGGCGACGGTCTTCGACGCAACGCCCAGGTAGACCCTGGCGCCGACGGTGTTGTGGTTCGAGAATGCGGAGGTGAACGAATTCGAATAACTCACGATGTCGTCGGCCGTCGCGCCCCACGGCCAACCGAAGGCCGCCAGCAGGTATTCATTCGCGGCCACCGTGGCGGCTGTGGTGCCCGACGCAATCGTCGGCGGCGAGCCCGTCGACGTCGTCCCGGTCGCGGTTTTGTCCAGCGCACCGGCCGTGCCCAGGTCGTCCCGTTCCTCGTACCAGGCCACCAGCGACGTATTGGCGTTGATCGTGAAGGCGACGCTCGTCATCGACGCGGGCACGTTCTGCCGGTAGAAGATCGAACAGTCGGAGAAGTTGATGTTCCCGGCGGCTTTCGTCCACCCCGACGGTGTGCTGATCGTCCCGTCGGAGTTGATCGCGACGATGACCGTGTTACCGGCCGCCGGCGTCGACCCGAAGGTCACCGTGTGCGAGGTGGAGTTCGCCGAGGAGATGTAGCTGCCGGACTGGACGCGCACGACGCCCCTCCCCCGGTCAGAGGCTGATCGGGCTCAGATCAGGGACGAACACATTCCCGGACTGCGTCCCCGGACTGCGGGCGTCGTTCGCCGGGCCGAACGCACCGCAGTTCGCGTGGAACAGCCGCCCCCAGTGATTGTTCGTCACTGTGGAGATATTCTCGGGCGCGTCGTGGTACAGCGAATAGTTGCCGCCCTCGAAATGATTCGCGTCGATCAGCAGCGGCCCGGCGATGTCATTCAGTTCATTGCCGATCATGATGCAGCCGCCGCCCTCCAGCGGCTCGTCCACCAAGTAATTCCGGGTGAACGTCAGATTCCGGCCGGCACCCGAATACCTTTGAATGCAGTCGCAATGGGGATCCGGGTAGATGTTCTGCATCGAATGGATGTACGTGCGGTCCACCGTCACGTGATCGTTGGCGCGGACCCCGTCCCCGGCGTCGTGCAGGTCGCACCGGATGATGCTGAAGCCGCCCAGGTCGCCGGCGACCGCGACGTCACCCTTGCTGGAGCAGTCGACCTCGCAATGCTGGATCACGACGTCGCCCGCCGACGGCGTCCCCGACGACCGGCCCAGGCACAAGATCCCGTTGTTGTTCGCCGATGACGCGACGACGCGGCAACGGTCGATCACCACCGGGTGGACGTCCTGCGCCACCACGATCGTGCCGGCCACGTCGAGCAGCGAATACGTGCCGGGCGAGCTGATCGTGAACCCGGCCGACGCCGCCATGTCGCCGAGGCTCACCCCAGCCCCGCGCCAGCCGACCCTGCTCTGGTCGCCGGCGATGTCGTCGCCGTGGTCGATCGTCGGCAGGCTCCCCGAGAAGCTGTCCACCGACGCCGCGTAGGCGGCGCCCGAGCTGGTGGCTGCACCGGCACTGGCGTTCGTGGCCCCGCCCGACGTCGACACCGACCCGTCGAGCGCCGCCCCGGTGCCGGACGCGACCCCGGCACCGGGTGACGCCGATGGCGTCGAGGGTTGGAAGAGCCGGTACTCGTCCACCCTGATCGGCGCCACCTGCGTACCTACAGGGTGAAGCGGACGATGCCGTTCGCCGACCACACCACGGTGAACGTCCCACTCGTCACCGAGTTGGAGCCGCCGAAGTAGTTGAAGGAGATCCCCTGGTCCGCCACCGGCGTCGTGAGGGTGTCCTCGTACACCAGGCAGCCGTAGACGCTGGCCAGGGTCGCCGCCGAACCCGACGCCGTGTCCGCGGCGTCGAACATGACCACCGCCGACGTCGCCACGTCCAACACCTTGGAGGCCAGGGCGACACCGCCGGCCGCCCACTGCCCCGCCTGCGACACCTCGTTCGCGAGCGCCCACTGGCCCGCGTTGTAGGCCGAGTTCGCCGCCGACACGTTCTGGTCGGGGGTGATCGAGTTGTTGTACAGCGCCACCTTGATGGTGTCGCTGTCCAGGTCCAGCGCCGCAGTGTTGCCGAGCGCGTCCGCCAGGAACTGGCGGAAGATCTTACTGCTGCTCCAGGCCATCTCAGATCTCCTCGACCTTCACCGTCGTGTTGTGAGCGGCGCCGACGGCGTCGGCCGTCGCGTGCCCGCTTCCCTGCTCCTGGCCGGCGTCCGCGTCGGCGAGCGCCCTGACCGCGGAGTACGCCCGAATCCCCAGCGCCTCGACCGAGGCCCGCGCGGTGGCGACCTTCGCGTCGAGCTCGTCGCGCCGCTCGTCGGCCCTGGCCTCCACCGCCTCGAGATCGGTCTTGGCCTTCTCCCACTCCCGCCGCTCATACTCGACGGCCGCCCGCAGCTCTTGCAGCTCGGCCACACGTCACATCCCTTCTCGAACTGATCCGACTGCCATTGGAGCCAGGACCGCGCAGTCCTGGCCGTCGTCGCGGGTCGTGACGACGGACATCACCGGTCGGCCGTCACCGTCGGTCTGCGGGTGCTCCGAGCCGACCCAGTCGCCGCGTTCGACGGCCTCGACCTTGCAGGCGGTACCGGCCGGAACCATCGGCGCCGTCAGACCCCTCAGGCCGCGGCAGGCGTGGAACCGGGAGTGCGGCTGCGCCTCGTGCGTGACCTGCCGCAGGTCGCAGTTCGGGCACTCCCACTGCTGCTCGGGCCGCAGCAGCAGGCCCGCGGTCACGCCGGCCGCCGGGCCGTGCACCGGGTGTCCGCTGGCCGGTCACGCCGGTCGGTCACGACCTCGACGAACCCGCAATCGCCCAGGACGCGGGCCAGGTCCGCAGGGTCCACGTTCTGGTAATGCTCGCCAGGGTGCAGCGACCAGCCGCCGTCGATCGCCGAGGGCGCCGGCCGGCCCGGGCCGGCCATCGTCGCGATGAACAGCCCACCGGGCCGCAGCGCCTTGAACACCGTCTGGCAGATGTCCGGCCACACCGCAGTGTGCTCGAACGTCTCCGTCGAGACCACCACGTCGTATGCCCCGTCCGGGGTCCAGGTCGCGGCGTCAGCGACGACGTCGACGCCCGGCCCCGGGAGGATGTCGACGACCTGGTACACACCGGCGGCCGGGAACAGGCCGCGGGTGGTGCCGTTGATGTCGCGGCCACCAAGATCCAGCACCCGCAGCGCGTCGGCCGGGGCGTGCTCGGCGACCCACGCGTGGGCTTCAGCGTGCACGGCGCCGCTCCTTGTCCGCTGTCCTGCGGGCCGCCCGGTTCGGCTCGACCGTCACCGCCGACTGCCGTTCGGCGAACCGCTTCTCGAACAGCACCCGGTCGGCGTCGGCCGACGCCTCACCGAGCTCGTAGACCTCGTCCGGGTCGGCCTTGCCCCACCGCGGATGCAGGTGCTCCACCCGTGAGCCGAGGGCCATCGCCCACACGCCGCGCTGCTGCGCGGCGGTCACGATCTCGTTGTCCACGAACCAGTGCCGGTAGCCCTCGTGAGCGACGCCCGGGCCGTCCCAGGACGCGCCGACCTCCTCGACGTAGGAGCGGCGCACCAGCAGGTGCGTGGCGTGCTCCCCGGCGATCACCCGCGGGTTGCCCAGGTCGTTGGTGCCGACGACATGGACTGCGTCACCGGCGGCGGCCTGCGCGTGGTCAAGCCAGCCCGGATGGAACCGGACGTCGTCGCCGACCAGGAACAGCCACGGCTCGGCTGACGCGCGGGCGCCCACGTTGACCTTCTCGGCGAAGGTGCCCGGCCCGCGGTCATCGGCGTAGTGGACCACGACCGCCCCGGCGGCGTCCCAGGCGTCCGCGGTCTCCTCATCGCTGAGGTCCGCGATCGCGTAGACGGTGGCCAGGCCCGTGCTGGCTCGCAGGCCCGCCATGAACGGCGCGGCGTTCTGCGTCCGCCGCATCACCGGCACGATCACCGCGGTCCGCTCGGTCGCCGGCGGTGCCAGCACCTGCGCCCAGTAGTCCTGCTCGCCCAGCCAGATCGTCTTCTGGTGGGTCGTGCGGACCCCCGTGTGCACGAACACCGGCACACCCAGGCCGCCGGCCCGCACACAGAACGACAGGTCCTCACCGATCTGCTCGCCCGTCGACGGGTTCGGGATCCGGTGATACCAGACCGGCCCCAGCTCGGCGGCGATCCGCTCGAACACCGACCGGTGGATCAGGATGCACGCCGAGCCCGTCCCGCCGCACTGCACCACCGCGTTGACCGGGTACGACGTGCGGCCCTGGAACCCCGACCGGCCCGCCGCGTCCGTCACCCAGTCGAAGATCGTCGGCCGCGGCACGCACCGGAAGCCGCCCATCCCGTCCGGGTCGGCCTCCTTGAGCGCGAAGCACAGGCCCGCGACGATCGGACGCTCCACCGGGTCAGCGACCGCGACCAGCCGCTCGACGGTGTCCGGGGCGAACCCCATGTCGGCGTCGACCCAGAACAGCCACTCGGCGTCCCGCTCGGCCAGGAACCGTTCGACAGCGAGGTTCCGGCCCCGGTCCAGGCCGCCGGCACCGCACTTCATCCCCACCCAGCCGCCGCGGATCACCCGCTGCTCGCCTGCCAGGTCGTAGCCGACCAGCTGCGTCAGCGATGCATGCCAGGAGTGCGCGACGTCGTTCGGGTGCAGGTAGGCGACGGTGACGGCGCCGGCCCCCGGGGGCGTGCCGGCAGTCACCGACCGGCCCGCAGGGACCGCTTCTCGCCCGGCACCGCCGTCGTCTCCTCGACGGCCGGCGCTGGAGCCGGGGCCGAGCGGCGGAGCATGCCGAACGCCTCCGGGTCGTCGGTGAACGCTTCCGGGTGCTCGCGGACCAGCGGGTCATCCGTCGACCAGATCTCGCCGCGGTTCGTCTTCACCGCTTGCGACAGCCACGACGTGGACTTCGCGTACACGTACCCCATGTGCCTATTCCTTCCGCAGGTTGAAGGGCAGGCCCGGTCACCTGCGGGGAACCGGGCCTGCCCGGGAGCCCCGGCCGGGGCGCGGCCGGCTGGGGCCGATCAGTCAGGACTTCGGCGCCCCACTGGCGGCCGTCGTCTTCGGTGCCGGCTTCGGGTCCGGCTCGGACTTCTCCTCGCCCCCACCGACCGGGGCGGCCTCGGTGCCGAGCACCTTCGGGTAGCCCTCGATCGCCTCTTCCGGCAGCGGGTGCTCGTCCGGGCGCGACGGGTCCGCACCCTTCGGCAGCGGGACCACCGACGGCGCCGTCCCGGGGGTGCGCTCGGGCACGACCTGGCCGGGAATGTTCGACTGCTGCTCGCCCATCGCGGGACCTCTCTAGTCGCGGCGGTCGGGTGCTAAACCGTCATGCGTTCTGGAGCAACCTGAACGCGACGTCGTTGACCGAGTTGCCGCCGATCCGGGCGTGCGCGAACCAACCACGCTGACCGGTCGGCCGGTTGTTCGTCACGTCGAACAGCTGCGGCACGAACTCCACGTTCATGCCGCGGCGCCGAGCCACGACATAGTTCGTGAAGTCGCCCACGACCAGCCGGTTCTCCGCGCCCGTCGTCCCCGTGAAGTCCGGGAAGTAGGCGTTCTCGTAGAACGGCTTGCCCTTGATCTGGTCGACGTACGGCGCCCGCAGGTCCACCGACTGCGACCCGTAGTTGTTGCCGTTGCCGAACGCCCGGATCCGGTCGTTGACATCGATGGACCCCCACCACGCCCCGCCGCCCCGGGACATCTGCGGCAACGCCGTACACACCTTGTCGACGTCGACGGCACCGAACGAGCCGTCCGTCGTGGACGCCACCTCGACGTTCGTGTTCGCATCCAGCGCGGTCAGGAGGCCCCGCGGCTCGCTGGTGCCGTTGCCGCTGGTGAACTTCTGCAGCAGCAGCTCGTCGTAGCCGACACCCAGGAGCCGGCCCATCTCCTCCTGGAACCCGGGCCAGTCCTCCCCGATCTCGATCGAGTACGGGATGAACCCGCGGGCCGTGAACGCGGTCACGCTCGGCTGCGCGACGGTGATCGAGTCGTCCGAGACCGTCGCGCCCTCCGCGTCGAACGACCAGACGACACCGGCCGCCGAGACGCCCTTCCAGGCGTTCGTGGTGATGTCGACCTTCCGCGCGATCGTCAAGAACGGATTGTCCGTCTCCTGGTCGGTCAGGATGACCGACGGGTCGATGAACACCGGGATCGCGAACCCGCCCGCGGTCGTCGTGCCCTCGGACGCAGCCCGGTACTCCTGGTAGATGAGCATCGCCCGCTGCTCGTCGGCGTCCAGGACCGGCTGCACCATCGTCATCAGCTTGTGGAACGCCGCCCGGTAGGCGTCGTTCTCGGTGACGATGATCCGGCGCGCCAGGTCGGTGTGCTTCGCCGAGCGGACCATCCGCTCCACGTAGTCCAGCTGGTGCGCGTTCAGCACGTGCGTGGACTCGCGGTCCTCCAGGATCGTCAGCGCGCCGTCGCGGGCCTCACCGAACGTCATGTCCCGGACCGGCCGGCCGGTGTAGTCCTCCGACTTCTTCCGTGCCGCCGGCAGGCCGTTGATCCGCCGGAACGTCGATTGCCGGATCTCCTCGGCCCGCGCGGCCCGCGCCTCGAGCTTCTCGTACTCCGGCTTGATGACGTCGAGCTCGGTGGTGAGCTCGTCCCACCGCAGCTGCTCGTCGTCGGTCAGGGTCGGCTTGTCGGCCAAGCGCAGGATGTCCGGCTGGATCTCCTCCAGGCGGGTGCGCAGCTCCACGAGCCGCGAGTTCTTGCCGTCATCGTTGGGCATCCTCATGGTCACTTCCTGACGCTGGAGAGCGTCACCTGGAGCTGGCGGGCGGCCTGGAGCCGCCGCTCACGCTCGGTCTGTGACGGGTGCCCTGCGGCGGGCGGCGCGTCGTTCGGGGCTGTGCTGGCGGTGCGGTCGACGGGTGCCTCGGCGGGCGGCGCGTCGGGTGTGCGCGACTCCTCACCCTCGTCGGACGGGTGCTCGGTGAGCGGCGCGTCCTCGACGGTGGCGGTTCCTTCGGTGTCGCGTGCCAACAGGACACGAGCGACATCCGTTCGCAGCAGCTCGTCCTGCGGTGCTCGACTGGACATGTGCAGGCCTCTCCCCAGCGCATCCCGTAGGGCGCGCCGGTCATCGGCGGACCTCATCAGTTCGCTGGCAAGCTCGCTCGCCCGCACACCCACGGATGTCTTCTGGTAGGCCGGCCACGCGACTGGCCCGGCCTCCGACAGCTTTGCCTCGATGATGCTGCGGCGCAGTGGGCCGCGGTCGCCCGGGGACCACAGCAGATCCAGGAGCTCGTCCGGCTTCACGGCCTTGCCCGTGTTGTCTTCCCACCGGTCCCGGATGGGCGCGAACCGGATCGACATCCCTGTGATGCCGCCCTCGGCGATGGCGTCGCGGACAGGCTGGATCAGCCAGTTGTCGGTCATGCGGCCCACGACGTGCAGGCCGGCATCCTCTTCGGTCATCGACGAGTACGTGCCGATCGGCAGCGACCCGATCAGCGGGTGCCGGCCGTGGTCGTACTGCATCATCGGCGTGCCGTCGCGCAGGGTCTTGCGGAAGGCGCCCAGGACGAACCGCTCCCAGAAGGTGCCCTCCCAGGAGTCGATCAGCGTCCACCCGGCGGCCTCCGACGGCTGCTCCCCGGACCGCAGGTCCCGGCCGAAGATCGCCGTCACACCGTCGAGGGTGAGGCCGTCGCCCGGCCCGTCATCGGCTGCTGCCCGCGCGATGGTGAACGGCACCGAGCGGGTCAGCTCGACAACGCTCATGAAGTGCCTCCCGGCGTCAGGGTCGGTTGCTTGCCCGTCGTGCCGGGCTGCTGAAGTTGGACGGAGAACCATCCGGTGTGCTTCCCGGCCAGCCGGGCCAGGTCACGCGCCGCCACCGCGGCGATCACCGAGTCCGGTTCGAACCCCGCATCCACGAGCTGCCGGATCGTCAGGGCATCCGTCTTGACGATCTCGGCCTGGTCGGTGACGTCCTCACGCAGGAACGGGATGTCACGGTCCTCGTACCAGAATCGGGCACCGGCCTGCTTCGGCATCAGGCTCGCGAACGACCCCGCGAACGCCCCCCAGTTCGGGCGCATCGTCCCGTCCACCATGTTCCGCTTCGCCGCGCCGTAGTTCCCCGCGTTCAGCGCCGAGCCTTGCAAGCCCTCCGAGAACCCCACCACCGACGGCGGCACCCCGCCGCACGACGCGATCCGGGTCTCTGTCGCGCCCTGCTCGGCGCGCAACGCCAGCTCAGCGAACGACTGCCCGACGGTCTTCACGTCCGCGCCGCCACCCAGGAACAGCGTTTTCCCCGAGTTCTCCGGACCCTCATGGTCGCGGCGGAACTTCTCCACGAACTCGTCGAACTCGTCCTGCCCGACCGTCGGATCCAAGGACACGACGTAGCCCAGGTTCCCGCCGCGCCGCAGCTGCGACGACCGGTGCCCCGTCATCAGCGCGTCCGCGTCGATGTCCGGCAGGCACGGACTCATCCACGACATCCCGATGAACTGCTCCCCCGGGTGCGGGATCGGCCGGAAGTGCGCCACCTGATCCGGCTCGTAGATCGTCACCGGCTCACCGCGGCGAACGTGCGTGTACCCGAGCAGCTGCTCCGACACCCGGCCACCCGACACCGGGTCGACCGCGGCCGCCGTCAACACCTTCATCTCCTGCGGGTCGATCCGCACCACATACCGGTCATCGGTCGGGTCATCCACCCAGTACGAGTTCCCCGCCGCCGCCGCATCCAGCTCCGCGCGCACCAGCAGATCGCGCAGCGACGCACCCGGCCACGGCTCCTCCAGCACGGTCAGGTCCGGCGTCCAGAACATGTCCCCCGGCCGGCCGTTGCGCAGCTCCTGATACCCGAACCGCGCCTCGGAGAACACGAGCAGTCGCTTCAACTCGACCGCGAACACCGCCGAGTTGCCTTCGAACAGGCCACCGTTGCTTCCCGAGCCGCCCAACGCGAACGCCTGATGCGGCTGCCCGTTGAAAACGACCTGCTGGCCCGGCCGGAACGACCGCGCCCAGTCGGTGATCGAGATCGGTGTCGTCTCGTTCGCCCGCGTCGCCGGCCGGGCCGCGAACAGGCTGCGGAGCAGGTTCGTCACCCCGGCCCCCGATCATCCGGCCGCAGCGGGTCGACATCCACGCAGACCAGACCGAAGAGCGCCAGCTCGACGCCGGCCACCATCAGGGCGACCGGCCGTCCCCACTCCAGCCAGGCGCCCACACCGAACGCGCCCAACCCGGCCAGCACGAACAGGCGGGCCAGGAGGCTGCGGCTCACGCGCGCGCCGCGAAAGCGCCGCCGGAAGGTTTCACGCTCAACCCCCACAGTGCGGCCGTCATCGCCACCAGCGGCGAAATATCCGAGACGCTCGAGCGGCGTTTCCACGCCCACGCGTCGCCCAGGTCGCGCCGGGCCGCGCCGGCGATCGCGTCATCCAGCGGCTGCTGACCCTTGTGCCGCACCTGCTCGGTAATCACTGCGTCATACAGGGCGCCGCACGCCTGCGCCATGTCCCGGGTCGTCATCACCTGCACCCGCACCCTGGCCCGCTCCAGCGCCGGGATCAGGGACCCGACCGGGCCAGCCGGGTCCACCACGAAGTACCGCGGCCGATGCCTGGCCTGCAACGCCCGAGCCCGCGCAACCATCCACTCGGTCCCGGGGCGGTGATCGGTGACGCCGACGTGGGGGAGCCTGTCCTCCCGCAGTCCCGCGATCCCGATTGCTCCCGACGCCCGGTCCGGTGCCACATCCAGGGAGAACACCAGGTCCCGCACCGGTATCGACTCCGGGTCCCGGCAGTGCGCCCACGACTCCGCCGGCAGCACCTGATGCAGCAGTCCGTCCGGGTAGACGTTCCCGTACGCCCGCAGGAACTCCGGCAGGCCGCCCTCGATCGTCTCCAGCTCGTGAGCGATCGCGTCCTGGTTGATCGTGAACCCCAGCGCCGGCATGTGCGACCACCACGTCGCCGGATCCAGCGGGTCAGCGTCCGGCGGGAACCCGTACTCGATGTACGCCAGCCGCGACGTCGGGTCCCGCGACTCGACGATCGCCCGCGACCGCTGCACCTTCGCGTTCAGGTACGTGGACGCCTCAGTGCCCGCCGTGCTCATCACCCACAGCTGCGCCTGCGGCCGGGTAATCATCGCCGGCCGCCAGGCCGCCTCGACCCGGCCATCCACCTGCGCCCACGCCTCGTCCAGGTTCCCGTCGTCCAACGTCTTGCCGTGCCCGGACTTCGACAGGGTCGCGACCGGCGACAGCAGCGATCCCGACCGGAACCGGATCCGCTTCCGGCCGCCACTATTCGACGGGCGGTACCGGCCGCGCATCACCCGGGCCGCGGCCAGGTCCTCGATGAAGTCGTCGTCGAACTTCTCGATCGCATCCTGCTTCGTCTGCGCCGCGTACAACATCACCTGCCGACCACCCAGCAGATGCGCCGCCTCGGCCCGCCACACCCACTTCGGCAGCAGCAGCGTCGTCTTCCCCGACTGCCGCGGCACCGTGACGACCACCTCGCGGTACCACAGGTGCCCCGTCGCCGGGTCCACCTCGAGCGCGACGTCCACGAACTCCTGCTGCCACGGCATGAACGGCTTGCCCAGTTTCGCCGCGATCCGACCAATCGTCGGCCCCCATGTCGGCCGCTCAGGATGCCGTGGCGTCGCCCACCTGGGGAGGCACGGAACCGATCTCGAACGGGTCATCGTCATCGGCGCCGGCACCTCCCGGCGTCGACGGCAGGATCACCGGCGGCATCACCGCAG